CAAGGGCAACGGGGGAAGCGCTCTGGGATACAAGTTGCAGCATACATTATTTAGTCTAGCTACGAACAAAAACACCCGGCCTTGTGGCCGGGTGTTTTTGTTGGCTCACCCCAACGTGCCTATTTCTATTGTTATTGATTAGACGTGAACCTTGAAAGACTTAACCGGGTGTTGTCCGGCGTCGCTCAAGAGAGAGTCCGTCAACATCCATGAATAGTAGCCAGTTGCGCCCTGGTCGGCGAAACGCTCAACCAAGCGGACAACGTGATACCCGCCCTCATTGCTAGTCCCGCCAGTTACCAACCTGATGTAGAATTTACTCAAATCACCGAAGCAACCGACAACGGTATTGGCGGCAAAACTTGGGAACGAGTTATTCACATAATACGGCTTGCGCTTGATTGTCTCCGGCAAGCCTTGTGCGACACCCTCAAGGCTGGACTGCAAGAGCGGTCTTCCGTTAGTGTCAAGTAATGCGCCCAACTGTTCATAGAAGGAATCATGGAACATGAACGCACAGCCCGGCCGGTTTCTGTAGGCCGGATCGATTGAATGGAACCAACCGAGTACGTCGAGGTAGCTAACCGCATTGTTTGCGGCGCTGGTCTGACCAACCGTCAATCCCGTAAGGATGCCTGTCGGTTCGGTTGACCCCGCCCCGCTAGCCCATTTGGCGTTTGCGCCTCTACCCACACGCTCGCCGAGGATTTGGCCTACCAACTGTTGAATTTGTACGGCAGCGTTGATTTCTAATTCCCAAGAAGCCTTAACGAAACCCTCAGAGCCTACACGGAATGCGCCAAGAGACTTTTGACCAACGGTAATGTTTTGGTCGCCAATGGATGCCGCTTCGGTGTCAATCGTGCCCACGTTAGAGGTATCATCGACGGTAGGCCACGGCATCGCTCCGCCGGTCGGAGTGCGGAAAATGCTGGCCACGTTGAGAATCCCGCCGTATGCTTTGAGGGCAAGGTCAACTTCCTTCATAAGCATGTTTTCGGTCGCAACGAAATCGCCACCCAAGTTGCCCGTTCCGCTAACGTTGATAGTACGCTGTTCACGTTTCGGGTCGAGGGTGTCTTTGTGCCAGTCGAAGCGAATTTCGGGAGAACCCAAATTCATACCCAATCGCTCTGCCGCCCTCCAATACTCTGGCTTCGTCTTGCTGGAGCCGTGCAAAAACCATCCTAAGACGGCGTTATTGCGTTCCTCTACCTGACGCTCCCAACGGTTGGAAGCCTTAACCCCGTCATTCAAGAATGCGGATCGGCGTTCGTAGTTGTCAACGGTCTGCGGCTTGACCAAATCGTCGCATCGCTGCATGCGCTCAAAAGATTCGGCGTTGGCAAGCAAAGCTTCCTGTTGCTTGTCCCACTCGTCAAACTGAGTCATTTCGTCTTTGGTAAAATTGCGGCTTTCGCCCTTTACCTTGTCCTTTAGCGCCGTCATGTTGGCAATCACTTCGCCCCTTTTTTCACGGCACTGTAATGCGTTATCCATATTGTAATCCTCAAATAATATAATCCAAATCCGACATAAGGGCTTGCTTGGAAGCCAACGGCGCACTTGGGCGCACATGAGTATGTATCCATTTCAATTCCAAATAAAAAACCCCTCGCCACAAGCGAAGGGTTTTCACGGAACATACGTCAGAGTGGTATGTCCGTTATTTCATGTTGTCCAGCTTTTGCAGGCGCTTTTCCGTTTCCAGTTTCGCCCTGTAGTCTTCCCGCTCTTGTTCGATTGCCCTGCGCTCGTCGCTTCGGACTCCGACGCTGGTGTTGCGATACGCCGGGTCAACGACTGCCGCAACTTCATATATGTTTGCTTTCATGATATTCCTTATTTCTTTGTCTCCCTCAAACGTCCACTCCACTTGCGTAGGCTCAAACGTGAAGGATGAGCCTGCATAGTTTCCCGCCTCTATATTCGCCTTCAAGTCTTGATAATAGCTTGTGTTGGCGGGAGCGGCCCTGTAATGCAGTCCGTCCTTACCAGTCCAAAGCTCCAGGGTGTCTGCCTGAACCCTCCCCAGAATCCTTGACCTATCGTGGTCAATGGTCCCAATCACGTCTTCCGCAATGACGTGGCTACCCTTGTGGAATCGTTCGTATGTGTTATCCCATAGCCTGTACTCACTGCCGGAAGAGCCGTCATAGTACGGACTGGCCAAACCTTCAACGTACTTTCCCTGCACTGAAACGCTTGTCCTTGTGAATCGTTGTTCCCTACTCATTGATTAACCTTTCCGCAATATGCTGTGCGTTTAACCGTTTGAAAATTTCCGGCAACTGCTCCGGTAGAACCGCCCTGGCTTCTTCGGCCACTTGCTCCAGCAGCTTGCCGACGCCGGCCTGACTCACGGTCGGCAGGGCCTCTAGGGCGACTTGCCTGTGTTCCTCCAGGGCGACGGCGGGGTCATAGGCCGGCTTTCGCTGCGCCGCTTCCAGGGCCTTTTCCCAGCGTCTAAACTGCCTCTGTAGGACGTTGGCGACTAGCTCCCTGTAGCGGCTTGGGGTAGAGTTTTCCGGGTCTGGTGATTCGTTGGGTGTCGCTTCGTCGCTGACAGGCTCTTTGGTGCCGGGGTTGACTCCGGCGGCATTCTCGTCGGGCGAGTCCGGTTCGTTCGTGTCGGGATCGTTTGCGATATCGTCCACTAGGTCGGCAAAGGTTACGTTCGTCGGCATCCTCAACCTGTCCCCATCCTCAAGGGGCGGGAGGTTGCTTTCGTCCCGTAATTCGTTGAGGGTCTTTAACCCGCCGTTCAATTCGGCCAGTTGCGTGTCCGATAGGGTCTGAGTGTCGGTCTGGTAAAGGCTTCGGCGGTCGAAGGCAATGAAGCGGTTGTTGCGCTCCTGTTCCGTCTGCCTGAGTAATTTCTTGGAACACTCTTGCTCCCAACTGACCAACCAGTAATCCACGGAATCCGAAACGAAGTCCCTGGACTCCGCCTCAAGGGATTTGTAGCTGGTGTTGATTTCAGCGCCGAGTTTGTACGGGGGCACTCCAAGCACGTTGGCAATTTCGATCAAGTTGAACTGCCTTGACTCTAGGAATTGGGCTTGTTCGTTGTTCACCTGCCCCGTCACAAGGTCTGCGCCGTCCGTGAGAAACCCAATCTTGTTCGCATTGTCTAGGCCGATGTGGACGTTGTTGAAATTATCCCGCACTTCCTTCAACTGTTCCTTGGTTTTCTTGCCACTGAATTTGATCCATTGAGGGCCGGGAGAGCCGTTGTTCCTGAAGTAAACTGCGGCGTGTCGGTTGAGTGCGATCCCAAGACCGAACGTTTCCCGCAGAAGGTCGATGATGCTTGCGCCCCAAATGCCTATCCCGTCAACGCAAACTCCCTTGATGTGCAAAATGTTTTCTGGAAGAATTTTCGTTTCGTATGTGCCGGACTTGTAATAGTAAAGCAGTTGACCGTTAGTCAGCGCCACCCCAACGAAATCGGGATTGAGGATGATTAACTCTTCCGGCTTGCCCAAATCGTTGCGCATGATCCAAGCGTATGCGTTGCCGTGTAACATAACGTGGCTTTGCATTACGGATCGGAAGACAACGGGAGTGTAGAGGTTGGACGGGCAATAGTTCAAAAGCCAATCGGCGTGGTGTTCTCCGTCGATTTCCCTTGCGCCCTTTTTCGTCCGCTTGTATACGTTGAGCGGTAATCGTCCTATTTTGTTTGAGACTAGCTCTACCCCTCTCTTCACCGCAGGCAGACCTAGTACGGTTGTTTTGTTGACTGCCGCCCCGCTGGCAGACCGTGGAGCGCCTAAGTATGCGCTTGCGGCCGGAGAGTTGAGGGGCACGGCGGGGTTTTCTAATCCCCGTTTGAATGCGGACTTTATCCATTGGAACATACACTATTTATGCTTGCCTTATGCGAAAAAGAAAACGTCCCCCTCCGGCTCTTCCTCCCCCGTTACCATTTGCCTAGACAGAGCCATGATGCTGGCGGCAATCCCGTCAATGCGTGCCGTAGACTTGGCCTTGTCAATTACGATGTTGTCGTTGAAGTCTTTCCTTGTGACCACGTTCCCGGCTTGCCATCTTAATACCGGATTGCCGTTGTGCCTTATCTTGTTCTCTTTCAACAACCGTTCAAACTGTGCGGTAGCCGGGGCAAGTTGGGGGAAAGTC